GGCCTTTCTCACAAAGCTGGACGTTGTGAACGCCTGCCTCGATACGATGGGCGAGAGCCCATTGAATGCTATCGACAGCGACCACCCGTTCGTTGAAGCGGCCCTCGGCAAGCTGAACACCTGCAACACGCAGACTCAGGCTCGGGGCTGGTGGTTCAACAGTGATCTCGTCACCCTTCAGCCGGACCCGAACACCGGGTTCATGTACGTGCCCGCCGACGCCATCAATGTCGATGGTGGGCTGAACTCACTGGTCCAGCGTGGGCGTCGCCTGTACGACCGGGCGAACTCCTCGTACGACCTCTCCGCCTACCCGTCCCTCTCGTGCTACGTGGTCCGCGAGATTCCCTTCGAAGACCTGCCCATGCTCGCGCAGCACGTCGTCTCGACGCGCACGCAGCTTGACTTCCAGAACTCCTTCGACGGCGACAAGGACAAGTACGCCAAGCTGGGCGGCGCATACCAGCAAGCCTTCACGCTGCTCAACGCGGAGCACATCCGCAACCAGCACGTGAACATGTTCAACACACCCTCAATCGCGGCCACGCTGCGACTGATGCAACCGGCCTCCCGTTACTTGCGGCGACGCTGGTAAGGAGTCCACATGACTAAGGTCGTTTCGTCTTACGCGTCCGTAGTGCGCGGCGTCTCCGAGCAGGTGCCACAGGATCGGCACCCGGGACAACACTACGAGCAAGTCAACATGATTTCTGACCCTGTGCGCGGCCTCGCGCGACGGCAGGGCTCTGTGCTGATGGACGAGAAGATCATCGGCACATGGAACCTCACGGACACTCAGAAGGCGTACGCACGGAACTACCGGGAGTACAGCTTCTTCCTGAACGGCACCGAGTACGTGCTGATCTACATGAGCGCGGAGAGGGCCAGCACGGACACCCTCCCGTTCTGCTTCGTCCTGAACAAGACGACCGGCAAGTTCCTGAACGTGGGCTACGCCGATCAGGCGAACCTCGGGCCGTGGATCAGCGGCGGGATCAGCGCGGTTACGACGGTCGGCAAGTACGTCGTCATGGCGTCGAACTCGTTGGGGCCGGGGTTCTCGACCGTCGATGGCTGGACGAACACCAGTAAGCTCGGCGTGGCATGGGTTCGCGGTGGCGCGTACAGCCGCACCTTCAAGCTGACTGTCACGAAGCTCGACGGATCGACTGTCACGGTGTCGTACACGACGCTCTCCGCGAGCTACCCGAACCTGTTGACTACCTCAGACATCCCGCAGTCCGCGCCTGATTACCAGAAGCAGGTGAACGACCGGGTGAACGCCTATAACTCCGCTGTCAACAAGTGGATTGGTGATGCGGCCCAGTCGATCCAGCCGCAGTTCATTGCAGCGCAGCTTACGACCGCGTTGCTCCCGCTCCTCGGCCCGAGCGTCGTGGGAGCGGTTGGTGCGAACGTCGTGTTCCGGGACGTCAAGGCTATCTCGTGCGACGACTCCGGCGATGGCACCCTGTTCCGCGCCGTCATGAACGAACTGGACGACCCCGCCAAGGTGTCGGCCATCCACCAAGCAGGGAAGATCATCCGCATTCGCCCGAAGGGCACAGCGGAGCCGTACTACCTTCAGGCAGTGGCCGACAACGGAGGCACGGACTGGCAGACGGTAACGTGGAAGGAGTGCGCAGGCGTGACCGCCACGCCGGGGCAAGTGTTCGCCCTCGGTGGTGTGACCAACGACGGCACCGGCTTCGTGATCGGCAGCAATGCCACGGTCATGAACGCGCAGGGATTCACGGTCCCGCCGTACGCGCCGAGCCAGTGCGGGGACCTGGACTCCACAGGGGCCGTCCCGTACTTCTTCGGCAAGCGTATCACCATGCTTACCGTATTCATGGACCGGCTGGTGGTCGTCTCGAACGGCGTGATCTTCATGTCCCGCGTGGGTGACTACTTCAACTTCTACCGGAAGTCGATGCTGTCCGTTGACGATGACGACCCGATTGAGGCGTACGCCCTCGGTGCCGAGGACGACATCATCACGAAGTGCGTCACGTACAACAAAGACCTGTTCATGTTCGGGCAGAGGAAGCAGTACACGATCAGCGGGCGGCAGGTGCTTACGCCGAAGACCGTGGCCGTGACGACCGCAGCGAATGAGCAGGACTCCATGTACGCGAAGCCGGTGGTGATCGGCAACCTGATCTACTACAGCAAGTACGAGCCGATGGCGAACATCCCCGGCCCGTCACCGTACGTGGGCCAGATCAGCCAGTTCCAGCTTGGCTACTTCCAAGACACGCCGGAGACGTACCGCGTATCGCAGCAGTTGACGAAGTACATCCGAGGTCGGCCGATTGAAATGGCGGCACTCGCCTCTCCCGACGCACTGTTCGTGCGGACGGACGGGTTCGACACGGGCCTCTACGTGTACTCGTGGATCGACGCACCGGGCTCACAGGCCCGCCAGTTCGATTCGTGGTCACGATGGGAGTGGTCGCCTAACGTGGGCCAGATCATCGGCATCACGCAGTACAAGGCAACCCTGTTCGCGTTCACGCTTCGCGGCGATGGCTCGCGGACGTGGGTCGCGTGCGATCAGTTCGTCATGGACTCGAACCTGTCCGCCTTCCCGTACCTTGACTCGCGCCGTCCGAACTGGTCGAACAACACCGGCATCATCGACACGTCAGTCCCGGGCCGCTTCACGGACACGAGCCTCGCTATCGACGCGACGCAGCCGGAGGCTTGGATCGGAGTAGCGTTCACCGCATGGGCCTCCCTGTTGCAGCACTACCCGACGACGCCTACCGGCTCGATGTGGGCAGGCTTCAACTACACCGGCACCGTGGAGTTGACCCCGCCGTTCGTGCGGGACTCGAACGACAAGGCCATCGTCAACGGGCGTCTGGTGATCGGGCGCAAGACGGTATCCGTCACGGACACAGGCGGGCTCGACGCATGGCTCGACTACTCGGGGCAGTCCCGGAACGTGTACCGGTTCAACGGTCGCGTGACAGGTGCAAGCAACAACCTCGTAGGTCGCCAGCCGGTCACGACGACCACGTTGCAAGTCCCGGTGGGCCGCGCGAACAGCGAGCATCGGCTCCGCTTCACGACCCGCAAGTGGCTCCCCGCAACGATCTCGGCTATCGAGTGGGTAGGCCAGTTCTTCAACAACTCACGCCGCGTGTAAGGAGGCACTATGTGGTTCATGTTAGCGCAAGCGGCGATGCAGATGACGCAGCAGATCGACCAGACGATCCGTCAGAACGCCGCGCTGTCGGCACAGGGCACGATCAACGATGCGAACACGTACGCGCAAAACTTGATCGGGCAGACGAACGCGGACGCAGCGAATGCGATCCGCTCCGCGACCAATCAGTTCCAAGCGTCACAGGCAGTGCTGAGCAATCTCCAACGGTCGCTAAGCAACCAGTCGAAGCTCGACACGTTCGGCAAGCAGTCGGACGCGGTGGCTACGAACCTCGCCCGCACGCAGGACGCGATGACGCGCGGCTCCCTCGAACAGCAGATCACGAACGCGGCCACCCTCGGTGCGCTGCGCGCGGACTCTGTTGCGCGGGGAGTCGGCGGGACCTCGGCCGCGATGATGCGGAGCACGATGCAGGGCACCATCGCACGCCAGCAGACGCAGCAGGACGAGAAGGTGAAGCAGCTGTCCTTTGACGCCTTGCAGACGCAGATGGGCCTGAAGCGGGCCGCTGTGAACTCGCTCGACTTCGGGCAGACCTTGGCTCCGCTCGACTACGGTATCTCGACTGCGACCCTCGTGCAGAGCCCGATCATGCCCCCGGGCCGTGACCTTCAGTCAGCGGCACTCGGTGCGGTGGACTGGGCAAAGATGGCGCAGGTGGGTTTCTCCAGCCGCACGCCTGATGCTCGCATCACAGGTGGTGTAGGCGACACGTCGAACTACGCATCGAACTCGATCCTCAACGGACTCAACGGGTCGGGCGCGAGCGGGTACGACTACGGAAGCCTCGGCGGCGAGTCCAACGGGTTCTTCTCGACTGGCACCGCCAGCGCGAACTTCAATTTCCAACTCTCGTAAGGAGGCAGCATGGCGGGGTTTGCCCTCGACAGTAACGGCGGCGTCGTAGTCCAGGCACCGCAGCAATCATCCGGGCCGCAGACCTCGATCCAAGGAGGCGGCGCATCCTTTAGCGGCATGGGCC